CTTAAATAAGGAGGCGACCTCAATCCACCGCAGGAAATGAGTAGCCTTAATCGATATCCATTTCTGGATATTCATCTTTGAAGAATGTGGTTTGGTAGGGAGGTTCAAGTCCTCCCCGGTTAACGCCGCCGTCCTTAGTTGGGCGGGATTGGAAACCTTACACCATATTCTTCCGATTTGGATGGAAAGTCATGTTCTTATCAATTAGGAGCTTGTTTTCTTCGGTGTGTTGAAGGGCTTCTGCGCAAGGTAAACCTTGGCTGCCTTCGGGCACCTCTGGAAACAATAGACCATTCCTGGTCTAGTGCACCTAGCCAATAGGATGGTGTGACCATCCCCCTGTACTTGATATGTCGGGAAGGTTTCTAATAGGACCTTCCTCTGAAGTAGGCTTTGCACGCCTTATTTTGGATAAAACGACCTCTACACCGGGGTAGGAGAAAAATCATTTATTACTAATTAAAGCAACAAACAAATTTTTCAACCTATTAGACCATTATGGTTTATCCGTCTTACTCGTTTTTATACTCTTAGTCCTGACGTATGCTATCATCTCATCCACCCTAGGGTGGATCAGCGGTAGCATGAAAGGGCTGAGAAGTCTAAAAACACCTCCGGCCGCGTTAGAATTAACGCCTCTGGATGTTAAAGAGTTCGATAGAGTATTCCATCTGGTTTCCTTAGTGTTTAATATTACTCACGGTCAGAGGGCTATTCTAAATAATTTAAAAAGTAGCATACTTGAGATCTGGAAAAATTCCGGAGTCAAGTTCACTATAATTTATCTATCAGAATGCCTAAGACTTGTGTGTGTATATATTGCTGAGGACGGTATCAAAAATAGGAAAACGTGGGTAGCAACCTATTGTAAGACAGGTTTACCAAAGATCTTGGGTATCAAAGGAAGACAGTACATCATTGATTACAGAAACGCAATTAATGAGGGTACTGTTTCGGATGAATCCTTGAAATTTGCTCGATTGTTAATTTCCTTCCTTAGTTTCTTCAGAATGATGAGTCCCAAACATGTTCTCAATTTCTCTACTGTCACTGATCCTCTTAAAGAGGGTTCTGTGGCTCTAGGGAATAGAGATATATTTAGGGGCTTATCTTCATTGGGGATACGACGTATACGTACATCGTCTCCTCGATTTATCTGGAGTAACAAGGCGGGAGTTAACACTCGATATGCCTTCTTATCTATAGGGCTGGACATGCTTGGAATTATAGCCGTTCCTCGTATCTGGTGGAGTATGTTGAGATATGCGTATCATATGGGATACTACCTATTCTCCTTTATCTTTATTATGGCATCGTTATGGTGCCTTCCGCTCTTTATTATATTTACCCCTCTAGTTGGATTTTTCCGACTGGGAAGGTTAAGTATTGTTAAGGAGCTTAAAGGTAAAGCAAGAGTGGTTGGTATTACCGATATGTGGACGCAGATGCTCTTCAAACCTCTACATGATGCGATTTATGACCAACTTGGGGAAATTCCCGAAGATGGTACTAAGAATCAATTGGGCCCGGTAAAATTAATTCTGAAGAATAAACCATCATGGGTGAATTCTGTGGATCTCTCGGCCGCTACGGATAGACTACCTGTTGAATTACAGGCAAGAATCCTTTCACGATTGGGAGTCCCAGGCCACCTATGGATGAATATTCTTCACCGTCCATATAATTATATGGATGAGGATTATATTTATGCCGTGGGCCAACCGATGGGAGCATATAGTTCCTTTGCCATGTTAGCACTTACTAACCATGTTATTGTACATGCCTCACTGTCAGAAAATGGTGTCTTTTATGAACCAGGTTCCGGACAATATGCTGTATTAGGAGATGATGTCGCTATCGCTATTGCTGATGTTGCATCAACTTACATCCGAAAACTCGAAAGCATAGGTGTTGAGGTGAATCCAATCAAAGGGTTCACTGGAAAGACTATTGAATTTGCGAAAACACTATTTCATGGACCTTCAGGTGCGAATTTCACACCTGTCGGTTCAAAAATTGTGCTTCGAGCAATTCGAGAGCCTATCTACTTCGTCACACTCCTTAAAGATTTAATCGATAAGGGCTATCTTTCCATTTTAGGATTGAGTTTATCAACATTTAACCGGTATCTCTCGCTGTTCGGGAAAATTCCCGGACCTGCTAGAGATGCTTGGTTATTCGCATTTTTAGGACCTCAGTCGGGCTTATGAGGACAATCGGAGGGTAACCAAGATAAAAATCTTTGGAGATCCCTTTTCGATCAGTTCCTTTTAACTCTTCCTGGGGGTTCTAACTTTTCGTCAGTAACAAGATGGTATGAAAACCGTCTGATACGACTATCAGTCTTTTCCTATAGCTCTGTTCTTGAGCTTGGTGAGGGATATCTAAGAATTGGCCGGTTTTCCATGAAACCATGGATCTGGCCTCCGAAAAAATTCGAATACTTAGAGTCCTCTCCACAAATGCTGGCACTGTTGACATGTGCGTCGGGTTTACCCTTCCTATTGCCTGTTCTGTTCTGGTATTATTTATCCGCACTAGTTACGGGTTTATATTTAGCTACAGTTTCTAAACTTACTGGATCTAAAGGATTGGACAACGAGCTTCTTGAAGCCGCTGCCAGTCCCATTTCTGCATTTATAAATTACATTGGGCGTAATGCTCAAGCTGGATACAGTCAATTACAAGGTAATGAACTGGCATTCAGGGAGCAGTACTCTAACTTCCTCGACAATCCTTTTCTTCGAAAACGAGCCACTAAGTGGCCCATTCATGAGGACATAGGATGGTTCGTTGGTTGGTTAGGTACCCTGAAATTTAAAAGACCTCTTCAACTGCTTGCTGTTAGATTTATCAGAACTAAAGGTGTCCCTGCAGACGATATGCTCCCAGCAGTTAAGACTGCTCGGTCATGTCTATCTACATTGGCACCCCAAACTCATGGTAAAGCTTACAGATTAGCGGCTAAAGAAGCTATGCAAAAATTTAAAGATAATAAGAATAAAAAAGGAGGGAAATAGGAACCCACTGGCTACGGTCGGTGCCTTACTATCCATTTTCATGAACGAAGACTCCGCTTTCTACCTGAACTAGTTTAAAC